CGCCTTGGATGACGCAAAATGGGTGTACAAGAACGACTTCCGGCGCCCCACGTGCCCGAAGCACATCCTAGAGATCAAAGTCACAGAGGAACAACCAGTGCCAGTCATCAAAGAAATCGCCCACGAAATAGGTATCATTCCTGTTCACCCTGTCTCCGCTCCGCGTGTCGAAGTGCCTCGACAGCCAAATTTGGTGCAGCGACGGAAGATCGCGGAAGCACTGGATATGGCCTACGACGTGGACAAAGGCCGATACACCAAGAATTTCTCTGATGACAGCCTAGCCAAAAACCTCTCTGTCCCACGCAAGTGGGTGTCTGACGTCCGTGAGTTCATGTACGGCGTCGGCACCGAAAACGAAGGTCAGGTGGAAACGCTTCGAAAACTGGAAGACTTCAAGACGCGGGTGACCGCGAGTGAGGAGAAGATATTCGAGGAGCTTGCCAAGATAGAAAAGATCAAGGTGGAGATAACGGACCTACTAAAGACGGTTCGAAAGTAACAATCTAGGGCGCCTCTGGCGCCCTTTATATTTCGACTTTGACCTTGACGAGACCTACACGTGAGAGATATGTTCCGCTGCAACAGGTTGCATCAGAAGGACAACGGGAGCACACATGAGCACCCGCGACGACAACGACGAAGATTTCCCGCCGTCTAACACGACAGGCTATCGCTTCCCCGTGCGTGATCGTCGGTTCGAAACCGCAGTAGTGGAGGAAGACAATGACGACGTCGATGAACTTGATCTTGACGACGACATTGGTGACGATCCTGATGATCTTAGTCCTACTCCTCCTGTCGTTAGCATCCCTAGTGTTCGTCATCGTGTCCGGCCTGCCGCGAGTGCTCATAACGCAGGGGTTTCGCCGGAAGCGCCAGAGGCCGGAGACGAGGGCACCCCCGACCCGGTAGCCCCGGAACCTCCGGGCGTACAGGTTTCCGACGCGCCTACCACCTCCCGTGTCCGCAATGCTGCCAACCGTGCGCGCAACGTGCAGCTTTCCGACCGCGAAAGCACCATCCTGTTGGAGAACAGAGGGGTTGGCATGCCGAGCTTGTTTGGCAACGTCATGCGTTCTCCTCGCGTACAGGGCACTCAGCAAGATCGTCGCGATCTTGGCGAGTTCGACCAGCAGTTCGTGGAAGAAGCCCGTCTCGCGTTCGGCGAAGGCTTTATCCCGCAAAGCCAGCTCCCCGGCGAACTAAGCGACCGTATCCGGCACATTGTGTCGGTTGCCAACGTTTACGCCAAAGAATTCCTACTCGATCAGCTTGAGCGCATGATCATGTCCAAGGTTCCCTTGGATACCATTGCCGCTCGCTTACGGGTCAGCACGTCAACCATCGTCAACTGGCGCAAGCAACTGAAGCAACGCTGGTCTGACAAGGTCAAGGAGCTGAAGTCAGATAGCATCGGCGAGATCATCGGCGAGCACATGGCGAAGTTCGAGGTGCGTATCTCCATGGGAATGGCGATGGCACAGAAGCCGAACGCCACGATCCAAGAGATATCCAAGGGCCTCGAAATCGCCGAACGTGCCCAGACGAACCTCATCAAGTACCAAGACATGCTTGGCCTGCACGAACAGAAGCCGCTGGCGATATCCCGTGACAGTGCCAACGCCGAAGACAATCACGTCAGGGCGGCGAAACAGATGACCAACGCGATGGCCGAACTGATGGGTGGCTTCGTCGGCGACTTCCCGGTTGCTGGTGACATCGGCGACGATGACATGGATGAAGATAACCACGCACAGGTTGGATAATGAGCGCCGTAGACCCGTACTATTCTGCTACGGCAGACATCCATCCAGACAATCTCGCTCGCAATCGGGCCTCCGAAGCCCATCGTGAAGCGCTGTTCGACGCTGCCGCGCTCCGGTTCGAACGGATGTACGGGCAGATGCTCGCCAACGGCGAACTCCGGCAAGCCGAAATCATGAAGCATGCCGTTGAGCAATGGCTCGACCATAAGAATGTCACGTGGATGGGGCAGCTCATGCTTCTCCGCCGCTTCCCGGTGACCATCTCCGAGTTCATGGAGAGTGAAGACTTCATGGGGGAGCTAACCAATACATGGCCCTCGCTGAATGCCCAGCTCAAAGAGATGAACCCAGACGTGTTCGTCGGCGAGACGCCGATCTACGAATGCTTGCTGGGCGGCGCGACCGGCACGGGAAAGACCTTCCTGTCCGACAAGTCGCAGGCCTACCAGCTATACCTTCTGACCTGTTTCGATCAACCGCAGGCCCTCTGGAACAAGTCGCGGTCTACCCGCATCGTGCTGATGTTCATGTCCGTCTCGCAGACGGTCTGCAAACGCGTTATCTATGAGCCGTTCCGCAACGACTTTCTGGCGATGCCCTACTCGAAGCGGTTCATTCGCTACGACAAATACAAGCAGTCGTCGCTTGTCCTCTCCGGCAACATCGAAGTCGTGCCCGCGCTCGCGGCACTCAACTCCATGGTCGGTCAGGCTGTCATCGGTGCCATCCTTGACGAAGTGAACTTCATGGCCCGCGTCGAGAACTCGAAGCAGGTCTCCGGCTCGCGTGGACTTGGCGGAACCTACGATCAGGCCGAGCAGGTCTACTTCAACATCACCCGCCGACGCTCTTCGCGTTTCCCGTCCAAGCGTGGCGTCTCCATCGGCAATATCTGTGTGATCTCCTCGACGCGCTACAAGGGCGACTTCCTCGACAAGCGCATTGACGAAATGGAAGAGCTGACACGGGCGAAGGATACTGCGCTCTCCCAGCACATCGCCACGTTCCGCCGCAAGCGCTACGAGGTGGTGCCGGAGGAAGACTATTCCGGCAAGAAATTCCGCATCCTTGTCGGCTCTGAAAACTGGCCGACCCGTATCATCGGCGACGACGAAGTGGCAGGAACGGACTTCCCGGAGAATGGCGTTATTGAGTGGGTGCCAATCGAGCACAAGCGCGAGTTCATCCAAGACCCGGAGAACGCCCTTCGAGACATCGTCGGCATCGCCACAGACACCATCAGCGCCTTTATCAAGCAGCGCCACAAGATCGTGGACGCCATCGAACGCGGCTCGCGCAACATGTTGCAGCCACTCCTCGACAAGGATGTCTGGGACTTGCAGACAGATGGCTTCCCGGTATGGAACCGTGCCGCCGTGCGGGCACTGGCGAACGACCCGCGTAACAAGGACAAGGTGCTCTGGGCTCACCTCGACCTTTCCATCTCCGGCGACACCACGGGCGGTGCCGTGATCCGGTTCGACGGCTGGATGAACGTTACCGACCCAGAGAACGAGGAGATCGTACACGTCCGCCCGAAGTTCTCTGTCATCGCCGCCTTTGGCATCAAGCCATCTGGTAACGAAGAGATCGACCCTGCAATGGTGCGTGACTTCGTCATGCAGCTTGGCACAACGTTCGGTCTGGCGCTCCGGGAGGTCACCTACGACGGCTATCAGTCCCATGAGAGTGTCAAGACCCTTCACAAGGCAGGAATGCGCTCTAGGGTCATCTCCATGGACCGCAGCACCATTCCTTACCTCGACCTTCGCTCCGCCCTGTATGAAGATCGTATTGATATCGTGCCGCCGTCCGACGTCCTCTGGCATGAGCTGTCCACGCTCGAATACATCGCCGACAAGGACAAGGTAGACCATCCGCCGAAGGGCTCGAAGGACATCTCCGACTGCGTAGCCGGTGCGCTTCAGGCTGCGATCACCTCCCGCGTTTTGCGCGTCGGCGGTGGTCAGGTATCCAACGAGGGCGAATATGCCAAGACGAATATGCCGAGACCCACGCGGATGCGGGTTGCTCCGGGCACCTTCAAGAAAAAGAGTTGAACTGTCACATGTAGGTGCTACACTGGTCGGGTAACTTCAAGGAGGCATCTATGTCTAACCCTCGCCCCCACTCGACCAGCAAGGACGTCACTGCCGAAGTGATGGAAGACTTCGACCGGCAGAGTAGCTTGCTCCGCAGTATCTTCCCTGACACCCCACTGTTCACAGTTGTCCTCGCAGTCTCCTTTCCGCACGAAGAAGAGGACGTCGAAGCCGAACGTGATGGCCTCGAAGGCCCACCAGTGCTCGATTGCTGCACTCTGCATGTGCGAGCTGTCAACGTGCACACGGCCATAGACATCGCCATGGCCGAGACATCTCGCGGCATCTACGATGAGATGGGTGACGACACGGTGTTCACGCTCTTGGTGGCTGGGGCCTTCATCGGCAACGTGGTCGATCTTGCGGAAGACTACGACTACGAGAAGAGCGCCTTCTACTCCCCGGAAAATGCCATGGAAGATTATAACGGTGTTGCCGCTTGACACCCACACGGCTTCGTGTATATTAGCAAATGTTCCCTCCCAGAACATGACCAAACTAACGCCCTTGCGATCCTCCTCCCCGCAAGG